GAGTAAAGTATTCATACAAATATAATTTAATTAAATATAATGGAAGATATAAAGCTAGTTAAAGACTTGGCTTTTGGTGAAACAGCTAAAAGCCAGGTATTAACTGGTGTTGAGAAACTAACTAATGCGGTAGGCTCAACACTAGGTGCAAGTGGTAAATGTGTTATTATAGAAGATAACCTTGGTGATCCACAAATAACAAAAGATGGTGTTACTGTAGCAAACAGTATTACATTAAGAGATCCACTAGAAAATATAGGTGCAACATTAATAAAGCAAGCTGCTCAACGTACAGTTAAAGAAGCAGGTGATGGAACTACAACAGCAACTATATTAGCTCACGCAATATTAAAAGAAGCTAATGATCATAGCTTGTTAGATGATATTAGAGCAATGAAAGAAGGAATTAATCAAGGCGTTACAAAAGTTATAGAGTATATAACAAAAAACTCAAAGTCAGTAAGTGGTGATAAAATTACGCAAGTAGCTACTATATCTGCTAACAATGATAAAGAGTTAGGTAACACAATAGGCGAGGCTTTTAAAATGGTTGATGAAACAGGTGTAGTTGTAATGGAAATAAATGATCAACCTAAAACTACTGTAGAACTTATAGACGGTGTACAGTACGATAAAGGCTTATTAAGTAATAACTTCATGACTGATAAGACTAGAGGTATTGTAGAGCTTAATAATCCTTTAGTATTAATTGTAGAGTCACACATAGAAAACATTAGAAAAATACAACCAGTATTAGAATATGTTATCAAGAATAACGAAAGTTTGTTAATTATTGCAGATGTAGATAAGCAAGTTATGAATGCTTTAGCAATGAATAAAATAAAAGGTAATATAAAAATAAATATTATCAATGCACCTACATATGGTGTTAGTAAAGCAGAAACACTTAGTGATTTATGTTTGCTAACAGGTGCTAAATTAATTAACGAAGACTTAGGTGATGATATGAATATCATACAACCTGATTACTTAGGTAGATGTATTAAAGCTACTACAACAAAGCAAGAGACTATATTAAAGGTCGATGCTAGTAAAGATGTAGATGAAGTAATTAAATCTCTACAAAAAGATTTAAAGAAAGCTAAAAACCCAGGCAAAGTAATTCAAATAGAAAAAAGATTAGCTAGATTAAAAGCTAAAGTTGCTACGGTAAAAGTAGGCGCTAATTCTGATATAGAATTAAAAGAAAAGAGAGATAGAGTTGAAGATGCTATATGCGCTACAAAAGCCGCGATCAAAGATGGTATTGTCCCAGGTGGTGGTATCGCTTTGTTAAATGCTTCTCAAAATTTAAAACCAACTTGCATTGGTGAAGAAGTATTATATTGCGCTATACGTAAACCTTACGAAACAATATTGCGTAATGCTGGTATACAAGAATATGTAGATCCAGATGAAGACGGTAGAGGACTAGACGTGGTTACAGGAAATACGGTAGATATGGTTAAAACCGGTATTATAGATCCTTTATTAGTTACTAAAAGCGCGTTAATGAATGCGGCTTCAGTAGCAACCACTATATTATCAACTGATTGTGTAATCAATAATGTTAGAGATGAAAGCGGTAGGTAAGTATATAGTAATTGATCCAGTTAAAGAAGATAACATCAAAACACAAGGTGGTCTAATACTGGGAGAACAACAGAGAGAAGATATAAGATACAGAAGAGCTAAGGTTGTAGAACCTGGCTCTGATGTAGATGTGTTAAAAACAGGTGATGAAATTTACTATGATAGATCGTCTGGCTTCAACATAGAACTAAATAATAAAGAATACAAAGTCATAAAAGAATTTGATGTTGTAGTAATTTTGTAATTATGAGTAGACTACGAAAAGGTAAAAAATTTAAAGGCGGATCGTTTGCAAAAACGTTTAGACAAGGTATATCTAGTAATACGCCTTTTGCTAAAGTAGTAGTAGCTGGTGAAGATACTGAAGAGCCAACACAAGATCTTGAAAATAAAACAGAAGAAGATCCTAATACTGCTGAAGCTGCTAAGACTAGTTTAGGTCCTAAAGATGAAGTACCAAGCGATACTGATTATTCAAGAGAAGAAGTAGATGCTTATTTTCAAAGAAGAAAATTAGCTAAAGAAAAAGAAGCGCTAGAAAAAGCTAAACAAGAAGAACAACAAAAAGCAGAAGAAGAAGCTGTAAATGAAGAAGAAGAAAGAGAAGCTACTAGTCAAGGTGAGAATATAGCTGATAGTTTTGAAAACGAGTATGATCCTACAATGACTGGTAAACAAAGAAGATCAGAGTCTAGAGAAAATAAAAAGCAAATAAGAGGTGCTAAAAAAGAAGCTAAAGCAGCTGCTAAAGACGAGTTTAAAAACAAGAAGCAAGCTATTAAAGATGCAGGCTTAAAAGGCCAAGAAAAGAGAGACGCTAAAAAATCTGCTAGACAAGACAAAAGATCTGATAAAAAATCCATAAGACAAAATAAAAGAGCAGCAAAGAAATCAAATAGAAAAGCTAAAAGAAAAGCAAGAAAGAATAAATGAGAAGATTAACTTCTAAGGATTTAAAAGAATTAAATTTACTTAAACATTATAGAATTATTAGAAAGTGGGCGTGTAAGACTACTGGTTTAAACGATGCAGATCTAGAACTATTAATATACTTAGATGCCATTGAACACTTTACCAAAGATGATTTTAAAAAAGGTACGTACTCATATAGTTGGGACAACAGACGCTGGAACAGATTATTGAAACAAGGGTGGATAGTCGTGTGGAGAGAGAGAAATCGCACTACCCAAAAATATCATATATATAAAGTTTCCTACAAGTGTAAACAACTAATCAGTCGTATGTACCGTATCATGCTAGGTGAAGAGGATATGCCCACTAAAGTATTAGAGAGTAATAATAAATACTCTTGGAAAGTTACAGCTAAGGCTATAGCTTTTGTTAACAGAGATAAAACAAGAACAAATGCCATATAAAAAAGAAAGTCCATTTGCTAGCTTTAGAGATCCTAAAAGACCTACTAGAAATTATAATCCGACAAACTTTCAAATGCCGGATATAAACGCTATATTTAATAAGACTGCTGACGGAGATAAAGTTGAAGAACCTCAAAAGTCAGATGAAAAAGATCCTACAAAAGCAAATTATCAGGATCTTGTAAAGAAAATAGATAATCCAGAGCCTGAAAAAATAACTAGAAAAAGTTTAAAGCAAGATCGTAAAACTGGAGAAAAAGATTTTAATAAAGAACTACGTAGAGTAAAAAGATTATCTAAAGCAAGTACTAAAGATATTACAGATCAAGAAAGAAAAGATTTAGAAAGAGCAGTAGTAGACATGCAGCAAGAAAAAGACTTTATAAAAGAAGCTAAAAAAGAAGGCTTTAATCCTGCAGATTATAAAAAAATAATTGAAGAGCAAAAAGAAGAACAAAGAAAAGCTGACTATGAAGCTAGTAAAACAGATCAAGATTATCAGTATCAAACAATAGGACTAGGTCCAAAAATGATTAAAAATATGAAACAAGTAAATAGTAAAGGATCTGGCTTTCCAATGTTGCAGCCAAATCAAAACATGGCAGAGCCAGAACAAATAAAAAATAGAGCAGGTAGACCTCAGGACAGTAATATACTTACTAATGATCCTAATATTAACCAGCCAATGAATAAAGTTGCAGCTAGTAATTTTCAAAGAAATACAAAGTTTAATGATATAGCAAGTGGTCAAGGTATTTATAATCCGCCTCAAAGCACTATGCCTATGCCTAATCAGCCTGCAAGTAATCAAACGCCTCAGCAACAAATATTTCCACAGCAGAATTCTTTTTCTATGTATGATGGTCCTGAATTTAATGAAGGTTTAAGAAAAGCTTCTGAAGAAGGTAAGCTAGATAATAATCCAAAATTCAAAGCTGCGGTAGACAATGCGCCAGCTATGAAAAGCGCTTTTAAAGCTTTTAAAAATGACCATTTAAAAACTAAAGTTACTAAAGATAATTTAAAAGCTACCGAAAGAGATGATGCAGCTCATATGAGTTATTTAAAAAGAGATATTAAGTATGACAATACTCACGGCGGTAGTAAAAAGCAAATGCTAGATGACGAAAAGCATATATCTAAGTTAGCTGGTGATTTAAAATACGATGCTAAAAAGAAGAGATCGTAAAACATTAATAAATAATGTAATTATAATAATAACACATTAAAAATAAAAAGATGAAATATATGAATCAACAGCCTGCAGGTAAAGAAATAAAAACTAAGCAAAAGCCTCTTGGTACAAGAGTTATGGTTTCTAATAATGCTACAATAATGCCAACGTTAAAAAAGATTGACAATATTGAATATAAAGGTAACGCAGTGCTTAATGCTAATAAATAATGGGACTAGAAGATTTAAAGTTATATTGCTTAAATATAACATCCTTTACTATCGCAAGTTTAGACTGGATGGAGCCAATATTAGAAGTAACACTATTGTTAATGACCATTGGGTATACAGCTCATAAATGGTGGAAACTTAAAAATAAATAAAATGCCAAGTATATTAAGTAAACACATGAAATCTCCTTTATCAATGAAAAGGAGAATACCTGATTCGCAAGTAAGATCTAAAACTACTATTAATCAAGACCAAAAAAAAGGTAAGTTTAAAAGTCAAACTAGAAGTACTATAGAAGCTCATGATATTGAAGGAAAGAAAAAAGGTGTTAAAACTTATATAGATACTAAACAAAAAACTAAAGGTAGTAAATCTAAGTTTAAGCAGTTTGCAGGAACTGAAGGTGAAAAAGGATATGTAAGAAAGATAAATAGAAGAGGTAAAGAAACTGAGAAAAGAACTACTAAAGGTGGCACTGTAAGAAGAATTAAAAAAGCAGAAAAAAATCTTAAAGACATATGAGAAATATTAAAGAAATAATAATTCACTGCTCAGCTACTAGAGAAGGCCAAGATATAAGTGTTGACACCATAAGAAAATGGCACGTTGAAGGTCGAGGCTGGTCAGACATAGGCTATCATTTCTACATCGACATAAATGGAGATATACAAAAAGGTAGAGATATAGCTAAAATCGGGGCTCATTGTTCAGGGCATAATCGTAATTCTATCGGTATATGCTATTGTGGTGGCGTTGAGGAAGACGGTAAGACCCCGAAGGATACTAGAACACTAGAACAAAAAGAAGGTCTGTTACATGTGCTTAAAACATTAAAAGCTATGTATCCGGACGCTGCTATTTATTCACACAATGAGTTTGCTAACAAAGCATGCCCATCATTTGACGCAACTAATGAGTACAAAGATCTCTGAGAACACGAACATACAACTTGACTTAAAAACTGTAGTAGCTATAATAATGGTTACAGCCTCTTTTGTAGGCATGTACTATACACTACAAGCAGATATTGAAGAAGCTAGAAAATTACCACCTATAGAAGTTACTCGTTTAGAGTATGAACTAAAAGAAAAGTGGAACGAGAAAATGATAATACAACTAAAAAATCAAGTTGAAGTAATAGAAGCAACTCAAGATATATTAAAAGAAGAAGTTAAAATTACTTCTAGTTTAGTAAAAGACGGAACTGAAGCAGATGGAAAGCTAGAAGAATTAAATAAACAATTAGAGGAACTAAAAAATAGAAAACCTAAAACAACTGTTATAGTTAAAGAAGTAGAAGTTCCAAAAAAGAAGAAATGGTAGAATCACCTTTAAATAAACTTAGAAAAACTACTCGCGGTAAAGGCAGGCATTTTCTTAGTGCTAAAGAAGGTGGTGGGATGACAGCTAAAGGTAGAGCTGCTTATAAAAAACAAAATCCAGGCAGCACGCTTTCTGCTCCTGTGACAAAGAAAAATGTTAAACCTGGAAGTAAAGATGCTGCTAGAAGAAAATCTTTTTGCGCTAGATCAAGGTCGTGGACTAGTGAAAGAGGTAAAGCAGCTAGAAAACGTTGGAGATGTTGATATGGCAAAGTTTAAATTAAAAGCACCTTATAGTATAGATCCTGTACCTAGGTATGAAGTTCCTTTTACACCAGACAACACTGGTGATGATGATGGGTTAGTAGCTAAAGCTAACAAAAACGGCACAATGATCGTAAATAAAAATATTCCTAAAGATTCAAAGCTTAGAAAACAAGCTGAGTCTCATGAAGACCACCATTTGAAAGATATGATGCAGGGTAAATTAGATTATGATGACGATGCTGTATATCATAATTTAGATGGCAAAGGCGTAAAAAGAGTTGATAGAAAAAACTTTGATGAAAGCAATAAAAACCTACCTTGGGAAAAAGAAGCTTATAGAGCTGGAGATAAAATGGAAGAAAAGGATATGCGACCTAATCCTAATAAGTTAGATGGTCCGCCTAGTATGAGAGACGAAACACCTCTTGCTTTTCAAAAAATAGGATCAAGACATAAGTTTGGTAGAACTGGAGATAAAAATAAAGTATCAGCTAACGAAAACTTTGGACCAGCTATGGTTAAGAAGTTTTATGGCGTAAGCCAAAAGTTATCTGGAGTTAACCCAGGCGCTACAGGTCCAGGTGGTAATTCTCAAAGTGAAAAAACACCTTATAGTGGAAGCTTTGTGCAGTTTAATCCTAGCACTGGTAGGTTTATAGAAAGCCAGCGTATTAGAAGTAATGAACGTGGTGATAGCGGTTTTAATACTAAGTATATAAATGCTGATAATTTTCAAGGAATAGGTGTTGATAAAACGCTTGAAAATTCAGCAAGTTATAATAAATTTAAGAAAAACAACGAAGGCACTGATGCAAATTATAATCAACAGTTTACTAATCAGATGCAAAATGTTATGAATGAATACGATGACTTTACGAAAAGTTATAGTACATATCGTGACAGATTAAAATCTGCTGCAGAAACTGGTGATAAAAAAGTATTACAAATTCCTTATGGCACTGGTGGTTCAACTGTAGAAATAGTACCAGGGCAAGATTACGACAGTCTTGGTAAAACTACTAAAGAAAGAGTAAACAACATGAAGTTTGTTTATACTAAAGTAAATAAAAAAGGTAAAGTTGTTCCTGGTGGTACTGCGACTCTTGCTGATTTAATGAAAGAAGCAAAGGAAAAAGGAGGGGTAAATGCTAATGCAGCTCTTATTTCTAAAAGTTTATTTGGAACTAACAGCGCGGATAGAGCTTCTGCTTATGAAAAACAATCAAAAGCTTTACAACAATTCCAAACTGATTTTCCAGATGTTTTCAAAGGAACTAATACTCAAGAGAAATTAAGAAAAAAAGAATCTGAAAGGCTTAGTGAGCAGTTTAAAAAAGACAAAGCAAACGCTCCGCATTCTAACGCTGTAAGAAGAATAGAAGAGCAGTATGCTAAAAACATGGAAGCTTTAAAAACTAAAAAATTTGATTTTTAATGGAAAAGAAAACATTTAAAGAAACTAAAATAGGAGGGTTTTTAGCTTCTAAAGCACCTAAAGTATTAGCTGCTATAGGCGATATACTTCCTGATCAAGGCGGACTAGGCGTAGTAAAAAATATTATAACAAGTGATAGTAAGATCAAGCCTGCTGACAAAGAAATGGCTATCAAGCTCATAGAGCAAGATATGCAAGAATTAAAAGAAGTGTCAAGCAGGTGGAGAGCAGATATGAAATCTGACTCTTGGCTAAGTAAAAATACTAGACCTTTAGCTTTAATATTTTTAACTGTTGCTGCTGTGTTTATAATGTCTGTAGATTCATTTCATTTACAGTTTGAAGTAAACTCTGCTTGGGTAGACTTATTAAAAACATTGCTGGTTACAGTTTATGTAGCGTACTTTGGTAGTAGAGGCGCAGAAAAAATAACAAAAATAAAACAATAAATATGGCACAATTTAACGACTGGGAACCAAAACTAGGTCCCGTAACTGGAAAATTACAAGAAGAGCCTAGGGTATTTGGTCATGATGCCAAAGTAGTTGTACCTGGAGCTTTAAATCTAAGATTACCTGACTCAAGAGTTTTAAAAGTAACTACAGCTGGTAGTGGTTATGACTCAAGTGATGTAGGTGATACATTAACTCAATCATCAACAGGAGGTAGTGGAACAGGTATGGAAGTTAATATAACTGAAATTAACGGCACTACGTTAGGAGCAGTAACTGTAATTACTGCTGGATCTGGATATGTACCAGGTGATACAATTACTTTTTCAGCTGCTTCAAGTGGCGGATCAGGTGGTAAAGCAACTGTACAAGCAGATGGTATTACTTTACCAGATGTAACTACTAGAGGAGCTGTTATATATAATGGTAAAAATGCAGCACAAGATATTACAATAATAACTGAAGGTGGTAGTCAAATTGAATTTAAACAAGTTCAATCTGGCGACGTTGTAGGAAGTAAAACACCTATGTTAGCAATGGCTGTTAGAAATGATGATACGCCAACAGATTTAGTAGCTATATACTAAAACAATAAAACAATTAAATTAAATCAAATGTCAAATATAAAAAACAGACTGCGTGGTAAAATTACTAAAGCAGAACTAGAGAAAATTCAACAACAACAAAACAAAGTAAACTCTATATTAATGGAGTTAGGTTATCTTGAATCTAAAAAACACGCTCTATTACATGAACTAGCTGATGCTAATGTTGTAGTAGAAAATACTAAAAAAGAATTACAAGATAAATACGGTCATATAAATATTGATCTTTCTACTGGTGATTGGAAGAGAAACGAAGAAGATGTCAGTAATAAGGAAAATTAGTATAGGTTCTGATTATAAAAATGATGCTATGCATTATTCTTTAGATCAGGAAGTTTACGGCGGCCATAGAATATCAGACATATTATTTGATGATAAGGATAATTCATACAATATTTTTATAAGTAAGAATAGTGAAGTATTACCTTGGAAAAAGTTTAATAATAATATGGCTATATCTGTTGAATATGATCTAAAGTATTAATGAACAGTTTATATAATTTCATTGTCAAGCCTTTAAATCAAAGGTATGACAACGTTAGAAAAATAGGTGATAAAACACTTATTATTAATACCACTATAGAACACCACCAATTTGTGAGCAAGGAAGCAGTTGTTGTTTCGGTACCAGCTGCTTATAGCTCACCTATAAAACCTGGTGACAAAGTTTACGTACATCATAATTTATTTCGTAGATGGTATGATCAAAAAGGCAAAGAACGTAATAGCTCAACTTATTTTAAAGACGACTTATATTTTTGCTCTCCTCAGCAAATATATATGTATAATGGAAAGTGCTTTAATAATTATTGTTTTATTATGCCTGTTTTTAATCAGGACGAGTTTAAGACAATAAAAGAAAAACCTAATGTTGGTATAGTAAAATATAGCAATGATGCCTTAGAAGCCGTTAAAATAACACCTGGAACACTTGTAACGTTTACACCAAACTCAGAGTTTGAGTTTATTATAGGTGATGAACGACTTTATTGTATGAAATCAAATGATATAGCTTTAACTCATGAAAACAAAGGAGACGAGAAAGAATATAATCCAAGCTGGGCGAAAAGCAGTTGATGAGTTAATTAAGGTTGCTAAAGAACCTATAGTAGATACAGGTGAAGATGTGTCAGCTGATAGATTAAAAAACGCTGCAGCAACTAAAAAGCTTTGTATTATGGATGCATTTGAGATACTTCAACGTATAGAAGAAGAAGAAGATATATTAAATGGAACTGCAAAAGAAGTTAAAGAACAAAAGTCTTTTAGAGGTTTTGCAGAAGGGAGAAGTAAATGAGTTACGAGCAAACACTTTGGAAAGAAATTAAGGACGTTGTAAATCCTAAAATATTAGCTAAAAACAACAGGTATAAAAAGTGGGAGTATGGTTATAATGTGGAGTATGATTTTGTAGTAATAAGTAAAACAGGTAAAATTGGATCAGTCATTGAAATACAAGGTCTCCGCATTGCTTTACCAACAGCAGATGAACCGTTTAAACGAAGCAAAAAACAAGAGGAACAATATTGGGAAAGATTTGAATATCCAAAAGAACTACAAAGAATAAAAAGTAGATTTGACTGGGAAGAATACCCATTAGATTTTAAAGAAAAATGGTACGATTATATTGATTATGAATTTACTAGACGAGAACAAGGATTTTGGTTTTGTAACAATGGTGTTGATACTTACATTACTGGCACTCATTACATGTACTTGCAGTGGTCAAAAATTGACATTGGAGCACCTGAATATAGAGAGTCAAACAGACTCTTCTTTATATTTTGGGAAGCTTGCAAAGCAGATCACAGGTGCTACGGAATGTGCTACCTCAAAAACAGACGATCTGGATTCTCTTTTATGTCAAGCGCGGAACTTGTCAACCAAGCTACAATATCTTCCGATGCTAGATTCGGTATACTTTCCAAGTCTGGTTCCGATGCCAAAAAAATGTTTACAGATAAAGTTGTCCCAATATCCGTTAATTATCCGTTTTTCTTCAAACCAATTCAAGACGGTATGGATCGGCCAAA